CATATGGATGTTCCACAGGCAAGACACAGAGTTTTCTTCATTGCCAATAATCAGAATTATCCTAAACTGAAGCTGAATTTCAATTATGATCCTATTAAATTTGGTGATATCAGATCTGAGCACGGTGTTCCTTTTAATACTGATGATGCGTTATTCAATAAGCTATTGAAGGAAGCCAAACCGTCAGATAAGAAGCTTGGAGACGTGGCCCAGAGAATGACCGGAGAGAAAAGCAAGTATTTTACTTGTATGATCTTACAGGATAACCTTGTGGCACCCACAATAACGAGTGGCGGATCCATAATGAGATTCTATGATAAGACACTCTGTTCAGATGAAGACTTCACAAATATTCAGAGTTTTCCGCAGGATTATGATTATTGTGGCAATAATGTTCAATATGTAACCGGTATGAGTGTTCCACCTAATATGATGGCCAATATAGCACAGGAGGTATACGATCAATGGCTGAAAAATTGAAGATAGTAACAAAGGAGATTAAGGATATAACTCCTTACTTTAATAACCCGAGAAAGAACGAAAAAGCTATCGATGCTGTTATGCATAGCATTGAGGAATTTGGTTTCAAGAATCCTATCATCATTGATAAGGATGGAGTAATTATATCCGGACATACACGAAGACTGGCAGCAATTAAGCTCGGTTTAAGGGAAGTTCCTTGCATCGTAGGAGATCATCTGTCAGAAGAGCAGGTGAAAGCGTTTAGGTTAGCTGATAACCGAGTAGCGGAAATAGCCACTTGGGATGATGATATTCTCAAAGAAGAAATGAAGAATGTTCTCGATATGGATCTTGATATCTATGGCTTTGATATTGGTAATATCGAGGATATAATGCAAGAAGAGACAGGTATTAAGACACATAAATGTCCGAAATGTGGTGCTGAATGGACACAGTAAGAGGTGTTTAATATGCCAAAAAAGAAGGAAGATAACTTCAAAAATAAAGGAAAGGCTACGAGGTTTCGAACAGGAGCCGAACAGGTCAAGACTGCGAGAAAGGGCGGTATAGCTTCTGGTAAGGCTCGAAGAGAGAAAGCGGACCTCCGGAAGCAGATGCAGCTCTTTCTTGAATCAGATGCAACGGTTGATAAGAATGGTAATCCTTTGACCGGAGCAGAGCTCATGGTTAAGGTAGCAGTCAAGGAAATGACTAAAGGCAATTCCAAGTATTGGGAACTGATAAGAGATACTGCAGGATTTAAGCCTGTTGATAAGGTTATGGTGGCAGAGGTAGATCAGGATATAGTCGATCAGGTTGAGCAAATGGTATTGGGAGCAGAAGATGATGAAGAAGAAAATGAAGCTTGAAATATGGACGCAAAAATCGGGTGGTGGGGGTAATGCCCCTATAACTGAGGATATTATCTATGAAGGTCGTACTTTGAAAGAGATAGCCGCTTTAATAGATAAGGATCAGGACGAGATTGCATATTATATGCAGACAGGTGATTTCAAGAAAATACAATGCTTTTGCTTCCAAGGTCTATTCATTAAGAAAGCAGGTATTGTGGCAATAAAGCTATCTGAGGCAGAATTTTGAAAGAACTTAAGATAACAAGAGAGCAGGCGATAGAATTTCTGACTAAGCATCCGGCCAAGTTTGGTAGGATGCTTGGTTTTACTAAGCTGAAAAAGATCCATAATGAATGGATTAAGAAAATGGCTTATGGAAAGAAGGATTATACTCTGCAAGGACATCGACAGAGTTACAAGACCACTTGTTTATCCATAGCATTGGCATTGATAATTATATTGCTTCCAAATAAGCGAGTTCTTTTCATGCGAAAGACTGATGATGATGTTAAGGAGATCATCAAACAGGTCAGGAATATCCTTCTCAATCCAGTAACTCAGATTTTTGTCAGGGCGATCTATGGACAACATATCACTCTGAAGCTGTTGGTGGATAATACTTTTGAGATTATGACCAACCTCACAACTGATATTAAAGGAACATCACAGCTTGTGGGTATTGGTTCGGGATCATCCTTGACCGGTAGACATTATGATTACATTTTCACGGATGATATTGTAAATATCAAAGACAGGACCTCGAGAGCTGAACGAGAAAGGATCAAAGCGATCTATCAGGAGCTTATCAATATTAAGAATAAGGGTGGTAAGATTTTCAACACAGGTACACCGTGGCATAAAGACGATGCTTTTATCATGATGCCGGAGCCTGAAAAGTGGACTTGGAGAGATACAGGTATATTTTCGGAAGAGGATATCCAAGAGATCAAGGATTCAATGTCTCCTTCTCTGTTCGCAGCCAATTATGAACTTAAGCACATAGCCTCCGAAGATGTTATTTTCGAGAATGCAATTACAGGTGGAGAGGTGGAGAAGGTCCTGAATGCAGTTATGGCTCATGTAGATGCTGCATATGGTGGTGAAGACTATACAGCTCTCACTATTCCTCGTAAGACGGAAGGGAAATATTATATCTATGGTCGTTTATGGCATAAGGCCGTTGATGAATGTATGGATGAAATTATAGCCGAGCGCAAGAGGTTTCTGGCAGGTAAGATCTATTGTGAGACCAATGCAGATAAAGGTTATCTGGCCAAGGCTTTTAGAGATAGAGGAGAGAAGGTTGTCGAATATACTGAAAGCATGAATAAGTATATGAAGATCGTTACTCACTTGAAAGGCGATTGGAAGAATGTTGTATTTGTGGAAGGAACGGATCCTGAATATATTGAACAGATCCTTGATTATAACGAGTTTGCCGAGCATGATGATGCACCGGATTCAGCTGCTTGCTGTTTAAGGATCCTGCATCCTCAAAAGAATGCCGAGGATCGTGTGTCAGGTATATGGTGATGTATTGAATACTTGCTTTCTATGCTAAAATGTGCTTATGGTGCATTTGATAGGAGGATAGCCTATGAAAACATATCAGGATTGGTTAGAGGTTGCAGAAAAGAGCGACAAGGAGAGAATGGACTTCGTTTTCGCTGCGATCGTAGACTATAAGAATAGCGAAGATTATAAGTTCGCATTAACAGCACAGTCGTATTACGATGGCAAGAACGAGACCATAGAAAAGGCTCGGAACTTTATCTATAACGCAACCGGACAGGCTATTGAGGACGATGTTTCTGCTAACCATAAGATAGGTGATAACTTCTTCAAGAGGGACGTTGTACAGGCAACTTCGACACTACTCAGTAATGGTTGCACATGGTCCAGCAAGGATAAAGCAGGTGGAAAGAAGCTCGGGAAATCGTTTGACCGCAGACTATGCAAGCTCCACAGATGGGCACAGATAGCAGGTGTGTCATGGGCCTTTTTCAATATGGATCACATTGACACTTTCAAAGCTACTGAATTTTTTGGACTTAAGGATGAAGAAGACGGAAAGGTCAAGGCAGGAATCCGATTTTGGCAGTTGAGTTCGACTAAGCCTTTAAGAGCTGAACTGTATGAGGATGACGGCTATACAGGATTCATAAGGAGAGAAGGGGAAGCACCGGAGATATATTCTGCAAAAAGAGCGTACAAGGTTACGGTCAAAAGTACAGAGGCAGATGGTGAAGAAATAGCAGGAGGTGAGAATTATGCATCATTCCCGGTGGTACCACTCTATGCAAACGAGGAACAGCAGAGCGAGCTTGTAGGCTTAAGGAATACCATCGATGCAATCGATCTTATCCAGTCCGGGTACTGCAACGACACCGACGATATGAACTATCTCTATTGGACCGTGGTCGGAAACGGAGGTATGGATGATGCGGATCTCATTCAGGTATTGAATAAGCTCAGGAAGATCAAAGCTGCAAACCTCGACAATGGTAACGAGTTACAACCACATACAGTAGATATGCCGTATCTCAGTCGTGAAGCGATCCTCGACAGGCTCGAGAAAAAGCTGTACAAAGATGCAATGGCACTTAATACATATGACCTTGCGAGCGGAGCAGTAACGGCTACACAGATCATAGCAGCCTATGAACCGTTAAGTGAAAAACTTGACCTTCACGAAGACCAGATATCTGATTTTATCGAGAGGCTTCTTACGGTAGCAGGGGTTGAAGACGAAGCTACTTTTAATAGGTCCTTGATCATTAACCAGTCAGAAATGATTAATAACTATATCAACAGTGCTCCTTATCTTGACGATGTATATGTAACCGAAAAGATAATGACAGTGCTTGGTGATAAAGATCAGGTGCAGACCGTTCTTGATAGGCGAGCTGCAACCAATATTCAGAGGTTAACAGGTGGAACAACTCCGCAGGGCAATGCAGGAACTGAAGTGAATGAATAATGGCTAAGATAAGAGATAA